CTAAAGATTGGGTCAACAAGTGCATTGACGATATTGGCATAATAATTTTCATAAAAAGAAATTTTCTGCCTGTTTGAATAGTTTGTGTCTGTCTCTCTGGCATGCTTAATGAGATAGCCACCGGCAAGGAAACCGCCCTCGCCATAATAAGCGTCCTTTAGCAAAACATAATCTGGCATGTGAGCCTCCTAGTCTACTCTTGTAGCTGATACCCTTAGTGACTGCATGTCTCGGTCCATGCCATAACGCACAGCGTCAATGCTGTGGTCATTCTTTTTAGGGTACTCAGAAATAAAATTGCCGTCCTTGTCTCTCGCAAATTCATAATTTACAAATTCACGGTAGGTATTAGGACAGCGTTTTTTGTCTATATAAATTTTGGGCAAGTCTGACAGCCACTTGATACCATAATCACGGGAGCCGTCACTCTTGTGGCAAGCAAGCATTCTCACACTATGGGAATTGTACCAAGCTATTGTCTTAGGCTCAGCACTATCACCAGTCACATAATCATTATTGACATACGGCTTTATTTTTCTTTGTGATACTTCGTTGCTCATTCTTATGCCGTAGACCTCAGCAAAAATATATAAGTATTGGTGCTTGCTATCCCAATACATTTTGTTATATGCGAAAGGATCATGTGCAAAACCGAAGTCGGCACCATGCCTGATATTGTCAAAGGTCTTAATCATGTCGTCTGACATTCTCAAGTCCTCAACATTGCTAAATATGTCTCCGCCTGTGCCGGTTACTTCACCCATGTACTCATGAGCATAAAGGTCTGGCCTTTCTTTCTTTAGCTGCTCAGCCTCCAAAAGAAATTCCTCGCCCAGCCACTGCTTGGGTATATCAAGATAATTGCTTGCACATTTAAATCTCTGTGGCCTGTCGACAAGTATGTCAATATTTACCCAGTTATCACGGCTCTTAGGCGGATTGTATGATTTAAACTGCCAGTATTTAGGACCGCCACGCAGTATTGACTGATTGACGCTTCTAAGCTCTGTCGGCCCAGAGAATTGGTCAAGCTCCTCAAACCATGAAATGCCAAAATAACCAAAAGGCATGTTTATTGACTTGAGCCTATCCTTGTCCTGCAAACCAAAAAATAGTATTTGCTGACCTGTCGGCTTGTATATATAAGAAAAAGGACTTGTACGCTGTTCAAATTCTCCAGCAAGACCCAGTCTGTCAATACATTGTCCAATTTGCGAGTAAACTGACTTTGACAATGTATTGCCTATTTTTCTAAAAATGATTGCATGACAATCTGGGTTTTTCTTAATAAGCAGTAATATCTCAAGACCTATAAATGAGGACTTGGCACTACCACGACCGCCATACATAATATATTCTGTATGCCCATGTCTCATAATGTCTCTATGGGCACTCCAAAAAGGCTTTGCTATTTGCTCTGTAAGTCTGGGCATTTAGTCACCTTCCTTGGTCTCTGGTATATCGTCAATGATGGGCACTACTTCACCGCTGTTGGGTCCCTTTATTTTCTCAAGCTCAGCCTTTATCTTTTCAATCTCTGTTTTCATTTTGGTGGTGTGAGCCAATTTTTCAAGATTGGTGACAGTGTCGTCAAAGTCTTTCTGACCAAGGTATTGTTTGCCCAGCCATATAAGCATGCTGACATTGCCCTTGCCATTGACAGCGACAGTAAACTGTTTACGGCGTAGCGACATTTTGCCACCAGCGCTGTACTTTTTAAATACCTCCGCAAAAGTTGAATTGTAAGTGCGCTTGCACCATCTGAGTATTGTATCTTCTGAACACTGGAAAAAGTTTGCCAGCTCTGTAAGAGTGCACTGCATAAAGCACAGCTTTTCAAATTGGTCTTTGTCTATCTCAATACCAGGTCTGCCAATCTTCTTAGCCATGCTCACCACCTCACGATAACTTTATTGCTTTTTTCTTTGTAAAATCTTCCCAGCGTTTTATTATCACATCACAATAATGCTCGTCTAATTCCATAGCATAACATTTACGGCCTAATTGCTCGCAAGCCATTAATGCACTGCCACTTCCACAGAATGGGTCGTAAACTGTTTCATTTTCCCGACTGCTCGTATTAATGGCTCTGCAACACAATGCTATCGGCTTTGGCGTAGCATGACCATAAGTATTGCTTTTCTCCTCGCCATTTACTCTGTCGAATTTCCAAACATTGTTTTTTATTTCGTCAGTGTTGTTGAAATATGCACGAGTAGCATAATACTCTTTTTTAATTTCTTCATACTCTTTTTTAATTTCTTCATACTCTTTTTTAAATGCTTCTGGTTTGTTTTCTCGTGCCCATGCTTGAAATTTTTTATATACATACTCTGGCAACAATGACCACTGGCTTTTTGAAGTCCAATGGTCACGACTTAAATCGCTATGCCCAGCAATTCTTTTCATGGTTGGTATATCCCACCCGCAAAGTAATCTCTGGCTTTCTAAGTATTTTCTAATGGGTTCCCATGCTTCAAAATAATTATCTGCATTGTTATTAAAGCCTTGCACTCCAGCCATTACAAATAAACATTTTTCGTCTGCTATTGCATACATTCTAAAGCCGTCGCTATTTTCTCCTTGCCCAGAGCCTTTATCCCAAGTAATAAGATTCCTAAAGGTAACGAGCTGTTTTTTTATCATTGGTTTTAATATGTTGCTGTAAATATCCATCAATGGCTCATCAATTCCCCAGCAATAAAAACTCCCGTTATCTTTTAAATGGTTAAAAGCTATGCTTATCCATTTTTTGTTAAACTCCAGCAAGGCATCAAAGTTTAAGTTATCGTTAAGCACTCCGTCTTTTTCTTTTTTCATTCCGTAAGGTGGGTCTGCAAAAATTAAGTCGGCTTTATTGTTGCCTAGCAATAAATTTATAATTTCCTCTTTTGTACTGTCGCCACACATTAAGCGGTGCTCGCCTAGTTGCCATATATCTCCACGCTTTACTCTTTTAGGTATGTCAATTTCATTTTCGTCAAAATTATCTTCTTGTGTTTCTCCCTCGACTACGGGTAAAGACAAATCAAGGTCAAAGCCTAATTTGCTCATGTCAATGTCTTCTATGTCATCAAGCTCAATGTCCAGCTTAGGCAAGTCCCATGTAGCAAGTTCGCTAACTTTATTGTCAGCAAGCCTAAAAGCTTTTATTTGCTCGTCTGAGAGGTCTTTCCTCTGTATGCAAGGAAGTTGCTCAATGCCCAATTTTAAAGCAGCCTTGAGCCGAGTATGACCGCATACAATGACTTTATCCTCGTCTATTATGATGGGTTGAGTAAAGCCGAATTGCTTTATGCTTTCTAAAACACAGTCAACCGCATTGTCATTTATTCTTGGGTTGTTTCCGTATGGCTTTAGCTCACTTGTCTTGATGTACTCTATTTTAATTTTGTCCATTTTCCACCTTTTGGCGTAAAAAGAAAGCACCCGCCTTTTTATGGGTAGGTGCTTTCTTCGCCGATTTTAGAAGTTGTCAACTATGTGGGGAGAATGCCAGCAGTGTTTTCACACTTCTAACATTCTAAAGTCATTATAACACCCTAAATTTTGGGGTAAACCCCCATTGACAAAATAGCTATTTTTGACGAGGCCATATATCAATCAGCTTCGTCCTTAGTGCTACTGCAATTTCATAGGCAATGGCAAGGTTGGGTATGTGGGTGCCATTAATATATCTTGAGATTGCCCCTTGTGTCAGACCGACCATGTCAGCAAGTTTCTTTTTTTTGATGTGCTTATCTTTCAAGACCTGCTCAAGATTGCACTTATACTTTTTTACTGTCATGCTTTCTCCTCTCAATCATTGACTGTACAATGTCTTCACCCGGTTCCTTAATTTGTTTTTCTGCTCTTGTAAGCTCTTGGTCAACTTCTGACAGCTTAAAAGCTATGGGCATAATAAACAGTAAGCCAAACACTATAAAACAACCCATAATCAAAATATGGCTCATTGCTTTGCTCTCTTATCTGCCTTGGCTTGCTTTGCACCGGGGCAAGTAGACCAATGAGGCACATAACCAAAGCCAATAAATGTCTTGTCAGTTCCCTCAAGGTCGCACTTGACTGTCCTACCAGTTACAGTAACCATGGTGTACTTATCTCCCTTGTAAAGCGAATACTTCTTATCATCACAAGTCATTGTCTTGCCGTTTATTGTCTTTACCCATCTGATTGGTGCTCCGCAGTATTTGCATTTGCTCATGTTCTATAAATCTCCTTTCAGCTGCTTGCTTATCTTCATGCAGTTTTTTTAATAAGGTCTGTGGATCTAATAATGTTATTGTTTTAAACCAGTCACTTGTTATAAAGTGCTCAATATTTTTCATACGGCTGATATTTTCTTGCTTAAATGGCTTGTGTAGTGCCAACTTATAATCTTTCACAGCTTGCATTACTATGGCATGCACTAAATTGTCACAGCCTTTCTGGTCATATATCATCTGTTCTCCCTCGCTATGTTGCTTCTGGCAACCTTATCTTGAACAAAATCTAAATAAATAAATTTGCTTGAATCCTTGACAGACTTAATGTCTTTATACTCATCTGAGGCACTATCTGGTATAAGCACCTCTCTGTCCAAATCACACTCAAGTAAATCTTCAATAAGTTCTATTGCTTTCATATCTCTGACCCCCTATTGGTATTCTTTTGAAATCTTTAAGGCAAGTTGCCTAATCTTTTTCATGTTGTCAGTTATCAGACTGCGAGGTGGGCTGTCAAGATAGCAACCGCCTAGCTTTTCAAAAGCAGAAATTTTATGTATTCGCTCCTCTGCTTCTTTCACAAGGTATTTAATTACTTCAATCTCTTTTTTCCCTTTTATCGGGTATTTGTTTGTGACAACTTTTTTCATTTTAAAATCTCCTCTCACTCCACATCATGTAAATACAAAACACTAAAAGCCAAATTGCAGTTGCTAAAAGCATGAGCATTTCTACTGGTGTAAGTTCATCTGCATGCTGAGAAAGCTGGTTAAGCTGGTATGTCAAAAACATTGGCGGAAAAGCAATAATGTACATCATAACTGCTCACCTCTTTTGTGGCTTTACTCAAACAGCTCATGTAAATCATGCTCGCACATGGCTATTTTTACATTTCTGTTAGCTAAAATATATTTATCCAGTTCTTTGTTAAAAATGACTTTCCATTTTTGTGTTTTTTTCAGTGCTACGGATATATGACCGCCCTTTATACTTTTATAAGCTAAAACAATGCTTACTTTTGGTTTTACATAAGTCTCCATCTACTCACCTTCTTTGTGTTCTCTGTTCAGCCAATCAACAAAACAAAATAGGTCTGCAATAGTGGCTTCTTCATTGGCATGCCAATTAATAATTGAGCTATACCCAAATTGAGAGTGTTCTCTAAGAGTGCTTATTGCTTTTCTTCTATCGTCATACACAGAAGCTCTATTGCTATATTTCAGCAACTTTTTTAGCCAAGCCTTGTTAGTCATTTACTCACCGCCTCTATATTCCAAAACTTTCTGATAAAAACTGCATATCGTCTTTTCTCCGATTTTCACGGCCTTTAGTATAGCCTTGCATATAAAGTCTATTATTAATATGACCAACTAAAAATTTTTCGTTTCCGTCAATAAATCCTCTCTCTAAACAACGGCTTCTATGTCTAATTAACTTTTCGGTTTTTTCTATCATTTTATCTCTTGAGAAATCACTCATTTACTCACCGCCTTTGGGCAAGTATCTTGCTCGCACTTCTTGCCATCTAGCATACAGACATAATGGCTGGGCACTATCTTGTCTATGATGGCATTAGGTGTGACTTCACACACTCGCCTATCTGGTACAAATCTCTTATATAGGCATTTTTCCATTTTATGCCCCCATTTCTGCTCTGATACCGCAAAGCTCCGGCAAGTTTGCTCTAGTTAATGCCTCTGCGAATGGTGGCGGTACGGCATTGCCACACCTGGCAACTTGCTCACTTTTGGGATATTCTTTTCCGTCTGCGTCAACATCTATGATGTAGTTATGCGGAAACCCTTGTGCGTCAAACAATTCCCTCGGTGTAAGCATTCTCATGCCAATATCAACAATCTGATACTGCTGGCTCTTTATAGTCACAAGTCCGAATCTATCTTTTGTTGTAACTGTCTGCAATGGTCTGCTTAATGATTGACCAATATCAGCACCATAGTATTTAATCAAGAAAGCTTCTACGGCAGCTATGTGTTGTCCTCTGGCTGTTATTGTTGCCAATGGTGTATTTATGCTCTGACCAATTCCTGTCGTGTAATAGTGCATAAGCCATGCAGTAACAAGTCCGTAGCGGTTAGAAGCGTCAACTACCATTAAAGGCTTTTGCATTTGTTGCCCTCTCACACTATTTTTGCTTTGCTCACCATGATATTGAATTAAATATGGTGCAAGTGCTCCAATGCCTTTTTTGATTATATACGGCTCATTTGTTTCTATTACAAACTTTTGCAAGCCTTTTGCTATCCTGTGCATGGTCTTTTCACATAGTGGTTTTTTTCTGTCAAAAATAGAAACGCATTCAACACTCCAGTCAATAATCTCAGCTGCCGTTTTCCAATGCTTCATTATTCCAGCTCTGACTGCCAAACTGTCTGGGTCACCATAAGTCTGCTCAGGCCATACTATCGGTTGTCCGTCTGACCTTGCAATCAAGAAAAACCTTTTGCGACTTGTCGGTGCACCATAATCGCATGCAGTAAGTTCTCTAAACTGCACCTTGTAACCACATCTTTCAAGAGCATGAATAAATCTTTTAAAGGTCTTGCCCTTGGCTTTTGGGTTAGGCTTATCACCAATCAGCGGTCCCCATGTCTGAAATTCCTCGACATTCTCCAGCATAATCACTCTAGGTCTTACCAGCTTTGCCCATTTAACCGCTACCCATGCAAGTCCTCTTATGCTCTTGCTTACTGGTTTACCGCCCTTTGCCTTTGAAAAATGTTTGCAGTCTGGAGAGAACCATGCAAGAGCTACCTTTCTGCCCTTGCATGCTTCAACTGGGTCAACTTGCCAAACATCTTCGCAATAGTGCTTGCTCTCTGGGTGATTCGCCCTGTGCATTGCTATGGCTGCTGGGTCATGATTGATTGCAATGTCTACGCTTTTTCCTGTTGCCATCTCAATGCCGGTACTTGCCCCACCGCCACCGGCAAAGTTGTCAACGATTATCTCACTAAACAAGCTCATAGTTTTCACCTTACCCTCATAGAAAAGCCATTGTCTTTAAGCCACTTGCCAGCTTTTTCTTTTGTCTGCTTGCTTATGGTCGTGATAGCAAGAGCACTTTTGCAGAGTGTAGCCATCTGCACTTTTGGTGTCGCCTTTTCAATGCCAAGACAGCACCCATATTCTTTGCAACATTTGAGAAGTGCCTTTACATCAAGGTTTTCTATTGCCTTGTCTCTATCTTCCACAAAAGTACGAAAAGTAATTATATCCATCAACTTAGTTCACCTCTTCCAAATCTGCCTTGCATTTATTTTTTCCTCCGGAGTGTGCCGATTATAACGGCACTTATATTCGTCATTGCACACCTTGCCATCCTGATAGCAAATAAAAATTTGCTGTGAGTAGACTTGCTCTGCTCTCTTATGCTTCTTGCTGTCTATTCTCCTAAACTTGCAATCACCCATCTACTCCACCGCCCTAATGCCGTACAATCTGCAAGCAATAGTCCTTACAAGTCGGTTCTTATTACGCAGTACAGTGTTTTCGCTGATTGCCAAGTCTTTCATAATCTCGTCAATGCTTTTATTCTCAAAATAGTAGTCAGAAATTATGTACTTGTAGGGATCTTCGCCAATGTAGTTAAGAGCCTCAGTGATAACATCAACCTCAGCTTGGTCGGCTGCTTGCTTTGCCTCAACAATTTCTATCCTGTGTTGCTGGAGTTCTTCCGGGGACATCTTCATGCCCCCGGTACTGCTCCAGAAAACTATTGACTTACTGCGACCAGGAGCACCCTCTTTTTTTAGGTCAGCAATGTCATTCGGGTACAGCTCCTCAACATTGTCGCAGAGAATAGGGTAAGCTCTTAACCGCTTTTCTGTCTGCTTAAAAACATCTTGCGGTCTGTCTTGCACCATTACCTCTTTGATGGTTGCCTTTACTGTCTCAGCTATGATGGTCTTCATTTTGTCAGACATTGCATGCCTCCTTAAATCTTTTCGTAGGTAACTACTTCGGTTGTAACTGTCTTTCTAACTTCTTTAACTCTGTAAGGGTTATCAAACACTTGATTTTCTTGCATTTCAGTTAGTCCTTTTCCCCACTCTATTGCCCACAGTTCGCTTGGATATCCCTTAAAGTAAAATACTGTCGTTACCTCTCTGTACCATCTATGGTCGTTACCTTCCATTTCTGCCACATTTTTGGTATCACTTTCATATCCAAAAGAAAGGCTGATTAGTTCTTCTTCGGTCAGCTTTTCTCCTTTTAGTAACTTTTCTCTAATTTCTGCTGTTCTATTATCCATTTTTGCCCTCCTAGGCTCCGTTGCCGTATTCACCTTTATACTCTAGTTTTTGAATCTCTACTATTTTTCTAATTGCAACAAATTGAGTTTCCATACCTTCATACTCACCCTCTGCTATGGTATAAATAGCATTCTTGGCATTAAGCTCGTCTTGTGTTTCTTCAACAAGTTCGTCTATCTCAGCAAGTGCCTTTACCATGGTTGCATTTTTTGCATTCTGGTTTTTGACCAATGCTCTGGCATAGGCTCTTTTATATTTTGCATTAGCATAGGCTACATCTGTCTTGTATGTACTAAGTTGGTCAGCAAGCTTGCTCATGTTGTTGGCTAAGAATTGCAAGGCATTCTGTAAATCATTTGTTGTAGGTTTCTCTGGTAGCTTGTAATACTGTGTCATTGCCCTTTGCCCTCCAATAGCGGTAATGTGCCCTGTGCCCTGTCACCATTGATATAATTCTCTGCCTCATTTAAAAGCTCTCTGAGCATTTTTTCACCGGGCGAGCATGAGTTATTCACCATAAAGGAATAAGTCGGCTCAGCAGCTAAATCTGCCACTCCAGAGCGAGCACTGTAAGTTATCTTTGCCTTAATGTCAGTAACATCACCAGTGTTGTCTGTGTATACCAGTTTCAATGCCTTTAGTCCGAAGCGGTTATCTTTAGGCTTGACACCAAACTCTTTTAGCAATGCACCAGCGAAGCTGTCGACTGCTTTAACAAATTCGGCTGTCGGTAATTCTGGAGAGCTGTATAAAATTTCCTCACTCTCACCATCTTTCGCAATGTTCAACTTCTTTGCATAAGAAATGTCTATCCTCTTGTCACCAATTGCAATGTTAGTAATATTCATTCGTATAACCCCCTAAGGTAATTTATTATTTTTTCTCTAATCTCTTGACTGCATTTGCCAAAATGCCTTTCGTAGTGGCACCCATTGCAAAGGGTTGCCATCTTTTCTTTCTCATCAGATTTGTCTGCTCCTTGTGGCTCATGGTGGCTCTTGGTGCCCTCTGGCACATAAGCACCACAGATAATGCAGTGTTCATGGTCTCTTGACCACACCTCATGCACAAGCTTCTTCAAAGCCTTACCATGTAGCCTTACTCTTTTATGCTTCGGGAACATTGTCAAAATGGAATGTCATCGTCCGGCGGTGGCAACTTTCCAAATTCAGACATTGGCGTGTCAGCAGTTTTCTTCTCAATAAATTCAACTCTGTCGGCTATGACTTCTGACACCCATCTCTTTGTGCCATCTTTTTCGTAGCTTCTAATCTGCAATCTGCCCTCAGCAAGCAGCCTATGACCTTTGCTTAAACTGTTTCCGCAAAGCTCTGCCGGTTTGCCCCAGACTACAACATTGATAAAGTCAGCTTCTTTCTCACCATCTTTGTTTTTAAAAGGTCTGTCTACTGCAAGAGTAAATGTGCAGACTGTTTTGTCACTCGGAGTAACTCTGACCTCAGGGTCTTTGACAAGTCTGCCCAGCAATATGATCCTATTCATGCAACACACCCTCTTTCTTTAGCATTTCTAAAATTCTTTTTTTATTTTTTTCTGCTTCTTTCTTTGCTCTGAAACAATTACCAACCTTGTAACACTGCAAGCATGCTGTGCTTACATCAAGCCATTCTGCACTTTCAATCATTCCCGAACAAGTAACATAATAAAATCTGTCGCCGTCTTTCGGTTTCCACGGAGTTTTGACTACTTCAAGAACATCAAGTATTAAATTCAAAAAAACTTGTTGAGCAGTATCTCCGCTTTTTGTGATATCTCTTTTCCAGCGAAAAACATTGTCAGTAAAGAAAAAATAACCAGGATAGCCTTTGATAGTAAATTTTTCATTTACTTCCAGCTTTAAAGCTTTTCTTACTGCGGGAATGCAATTCATTTTTCTACCCCCTTGAACATTTTTTTTACAACTTCTTGACTATATTGCTCAGCCTCTTCTTGCGTTTTAAAGCAATTACTGAATTGATAAAAAACAAGGTCGATTGTTCCGCCAAACCAACGGTCATGTCCTACCTCGCCATTCTTATTTACAAAATAGTATCGTTCACCTTGCTGTGGTAACCACGGCAATTTGATAATATCTTTTTCCCCAAGAAGAACGTCTGCCAAAAGGCTGGAATTGTCACCATATTCTTGCCCATCTATGGGAGAAGTCCATATAAGCTCTTTTTCTGTAAAATGAAAATCCCCTTCTAAAAAAGACAGTTTAAACTTTTCATTAATTTCCAAGCCTAATATTTTTGCGATTTGTGGTATATAGTTCATTTACTTGACCCCCTTTAGACATCTCATAAGAGCAATGTTGGCACCGACAAAGAAGTCAAATGTATCTTCTGGAGAACACTTGGCAATTCCCTTTTTGCCGTTCCAGACTGCTGTGACTGTGTTGTCATTTCTAAAAATTAAAACTGTCTGTTCATCAATGTGATTAGCAAGAGAAGTTACATTAGCTTTTTCTATTTCAGTGTCTTTGCAAAGTCTATAAAGTTTACTATTTACTTCATAGTTCTTTCCTAACAAGATGGCTCTTTCTTGATTGCACATTACGTCTACATCATTTGTTAAATATAGCCTTGCTATTGGTCTCACTGATATGTCTGAACCATAGTCATAAGATGATTCAGCCACAACTTCGCAAATAGCATTACGACCTGTAATAAGATATCCATCTGAACAGCAAACAATTTTGTCTCCGACTTTAAACTTTGGCTTTTCTGCAATTTTCTCAGATTGTTTATCTTCTATTTTTGACAGTTCAAACTCGGTAAAGTAATAGCAAACATTTTCTTTTGTACCCTTAAAATATTTGTTTTTGCCTTTGTGAAAAAACGGCAAATAAGATGACTTTCTTTCGTCAAGCTTTACTATGTAGCAAGGCTCATTAATACTGCCAGATAAATCAAAGGCAGACATTGTGCCAACAAAAATAACAGTGCCAGCTCCATATAAGCCGTCTATTGTCATAACTCTGTCACCAACATTGAATTTATGCTTTAGCTCTACAACCATATTCTGTTCTATCCACCATCTTCCATCATCAAAGCTCGGCACTAATTTAAGGTCTTGTACGAAAAATCCATTGCCTTCTTCTTTCATGACTTTTACTAGAGTTCCCTCTGGCAACATGTTGTCTGCCCCTACATTTTTCACAACATATAATTTATTTTTATCCATGATTTTATCCCCCTATAATTTAGTAACTGCTACAACTACGGCACCATCTGCATACTTATTGCTATAAATTTTGCTTGTATAGTTTGTTACGACTTGATTATCGTCCTTGTAAACTACACCAGACATTGCGTCCCACACTGCCTTTTCAATGTTGTCATTATCTGGTTTTTTTGCTGGTAGCAATTTACCAGCTAATGCCTCTGCTCTCATTGCCTTGTTAAATTTCTGCGGTACAGGAAAGCATGCAAGTATTTCAATTTTTATGGGTCCCTCTGTATAAGTAAAACCTTGCGACATCATTGCACACTTGGCTATCCACTTGGTCTCTTTGGCATAGTCAACAGCTTTCTTGCTTTTGAACACTACGCCGTATTTACCAACCCTTGCTCTTGGCTGGCCCATTGGGTGCTGCTCAACAGTAAAGACTAGCTTGTCATTATTCATTTGCTCATCTCCATTGGCTTGACAGCACTCTTTTGTGGCAATGACTTTGCTGTCACCTTTTGCAGTAATGACTTTAGCTTGCTGTTATCTGGCAATGCCATTATGATGTTTGTGTTGGTCTTTGCCTCTGACTTTCTCTTGACTGCAAGATTATAAAAATCTCTAAACTGTGCTCTGATAATGCTCTGCTCAGTGGCAAGCATTTCATAGATTGTTTGCCACCCCATGTTATTGACTGTCTCAGTGATTGCCTCACTGTCAAATTTTGGGTGTTCATAAGGCGGTGTGTCCTTGACTGCCTTCATGACAATACCCCAAGCCTCGTCAGCATTCAGAGGTCTAATGCCGGTTGCTGTGCTTGAAATGCTTTCACAGTTTTCTCTAATCTCTGCAATGCTGGGTATAAACTTGCTTTTAAGAATAATCTTTTTTACTGCGGAAAATATAAGCTCTGGATCTAAGTCGCTTAACATCTCCACATAAAACTCTAATTGACTATCGTCAAAGTCTTTCTTATAAGCAATTTGCAAAGGTGCTAGTGCTTTAAGAATTTGTCTTTTGTCCATTCTCTTGCTCCTCTCTTTCATACTTTGCCATCAGCCTGTCTACTACGGACATTGCCTCAGCCTTACCTTTTTTCTTTTGTGCTAAAGGCAAAGGTGCAAAATTTTGATAATGACCGCCTATTGCTCTGCCAATAATTTGCATTTGCTCACTTTCAACATTTGTGTAGCTTTGCAAAGTTTTAAGACAGTAATCAAACTCTTTTGCATTAAGTGGAAAATTGGTAGTCCTACGCATATCAACATAATCAGTTAAAGCTTGTCTGACTTCTTGGTTTTCGGAGAATTGAGCAATGGAATCAGCAATTTTATCAACTTCACTCTTGTTATTTGTTTTATTGTTTACTTGTTTATTTGTTAATATATTAGTATGTTCTTCGCTTGTTCTCCGCCAGTTCTCCGCCAGTTCTCCGCTGGCTCTCCGATTTGTTCTCCGCTTTTGTTCTTTGCTTTGGTATTTATCCCAATTCAGCAAGGTAATTAGCGTACTTCTGTTACTGCCTTGTTCTTCGATTTGTTCTCCGTTTTTTAGGTCTTTTAAAATTCGGAGTAGCTGTTGGTATGAGACATTGAGTATCTGTGCGGTCTCTGAGACCTTTAAAATCAACTGACCAGGTTTCAAGATTATTTCTTTACCGGCAAAAAAAGCTCTAGTTTCATTGTCATAAACAGCATGCCCAAGCAGCCAACAAAACACGAAAAAATGATTGTTTGTTTTCGTAACGACAGGATTGTCAAAGATTTTTCTGTACATCAAGAAAAAACCATTTGCTACCATAACATCACCTACTAACTGCCTTGCTTGTCCAAGATTGCATTTATAAACGGCTTTGCGTCCTTATATAGTTTGTTGTCATAAAGCTTGCCCAACTGCTCGACAGTCAAATTATTGACATCAACCATGCCTTCTTTCGTCAGAACCTTGCAAGTTTTGCCGTCTATTTCTACATATTTTGATTTTGAGGTCGTTTTAGGTGTAGGCTTAGGTGTTTGCTCAGGCGGTGTACTTTGAGGCGGTGTGCCGTAATTATGAGAGTTAAGTCCCCATGTAAAGCGTACCTTTTCATGTTGGTCTACTAATGTCAGACCAGTAATTTTTCTTCTGGTCTCTCCTGTATCTTCATTGACAACATCATTGCTATAAGCAATGTCTTTTACATGCAATGTTACATATGTACTGAGTTTCTCTTTCGAATTGATGTATAGGTCACTCTTGCTATACTCAACCTTGATTTTGGGTGAGGTGTAAAGTTCACGACCAATTCCCCAGTTGACACCGGCTCTCTTAAATGCGTCAGAAGCTTCTCCTTTTTCTGCCTGTGCTTCACTTTCAATACCCACATCTTCTTTTTCAACCCATTCACCTTGGTCATTCTTGACAGCAATAGTACAAAATAGATTGCCCTTTATTTCATGATGGTGTCTCTGCCAATTTTCAGCACCGAAAAATCTGTCAAGAATATCCATGTCAACACGGGCATTTTTATATAGAAGATAGTAGGCTGTTGCTTTTTCTTCATTACCGAAAATTTGTTGTATTCTGACTTGTATATCTTCTGGCTGCAACAATGGCATAATTTTTTTTTGCAATGTGTTACTCATTAAAGACCACCCGCCTTAACATAAAAATTGTCTGGCCCTGCCGGTGTTACCTTAACGCCATCAACGACCTCTCCATCTTTGGTCACATAAGTGTCGCCAGATAAAATCAATTCTTTCTTCATGCCAGACCAGTCAACGCTTTCCTTAACTTTTACAAATTCCGGCAAGCTTGACTTGGCAAACTGCAAGAGCTTTGTATCATCTCTTTCGACAGACGGCTGAGCCTTTCGGAAACCAACAGTACCATTCGGCAGCTTGATTGACCTTAGCTTGCTACCTTCCAGCTGTTTCTCAGCATAAGGTCTTAGCAACATCTCAAAACTTGCTTTCCTGTTCTCCTGTTCCTCAACCATTGTCATTAAGTAGGTGTCAAGCTTTGCCTTTTCCTCAGCAACAAATTTTTGGATCTCGCTAATCTTGCTTTCACACTTGGCAATCTTTCTTATGCACCAATCAGCGGAGCTGTTGTCCTTGACTTCAAATTTCCCAGACTGCTTATCAACAAAATCTTCAAAGCTCTCTTTTATTTCATTCATGGCTTTCACCCTCCAATTTTTCTTTTTCTTTCTTTTTGGCTTCATAGTATCTATCCCACTCGTCATAATTCATGCAAGTAAAATAAATACCGCAGTAAAGTTTTGCATGGTTGCCTTGCTTGTTGTCATAAACTTCCTTAGCTTCAAGTGCTTTATATTCTGCCTCAGTAAGGCTGACTACCCAATGCGGTGCAGACTTCATGTTGTCATCTCTGACAAGGCTTATTTCACCATTGTGAAAAGTTCTACTAATAAAATCTTGTACAGCCATTAAAGATGTTTCCAAGTCCTGTGCTTTAGTAATGACATTGTCCGTCTGGACATGATAGTTAATATTGAAATTCATTTTTATACCCCCTATAATTGACAATCATTTTTTAAAACGATAAAATATTTATGGTTTGTTTAATCAAGCTGGCTGTTGACCTTCTCCGTCAACGGCCTTTTCTTTTTCTGTGGCATAATCGGCAAGAAGTTTTGCAAATGCTTCAATTATGCTATCTGGTAAGCTACCCTCCTTTGTAATTGCACCGCTTGTGCGGTCAAGTTTGATTTTCATATCGGCACCCCTTTCATAAAAGCTTTAGAATCAAGTCGGCAAGGCTATCAAGAGAACCTATGCAGATAAAGAACAAAATAGCCTCAATGGTGAAAATGATATTGTCGCTCAGTTCTTGCTTTTTCCGCAGTTCTCTTTGTCTGCGTTTTATGTAGCAGTAACCGGCAAGATGTAGATTAAGTTTTGTTGCATAATCTTTTTGGCTGACCATAGTTGTCTCCTTTTCAACTTAAAGTTTAAATTTTGGGCAAAGAAATATAATCGGGGTTGATTTTGTACAGCTTACAAAGTACAACAAAATTAGCTGAATCAATCTTAGTCTTGCCTTTTTCCCAATTAATAATTGTTTGCTTGCCCTTGTGCATTTTACCCGCCACTTGGTCTTGCGTAAGCTCTGCATTTACTCTCGCAGAAGCTAAAGAAATTCTAAAAGGTACTTTCATTTTTGCACCTCCTCTCTTTTAACAATCTAATTATAATTAAACTTTAAGTTTAAGTCAATACTTTAAGTTAAAAAATATTGTTTTATGTCTTGAAATTATAAACTTTTAGTTTTACAATAAAGACAAGAAAAACATTGAAGGGTGTGCTAATAATGACAGAAAAGCAAATGGAAGATTTAAGGAAACAAGCAGCCTTAGACTTTGGCAGAAATTTATCCAATATTCTTAACATGCGTTCTTTAAAGCCCACTGACCTTGCTAAAATGTTAGATGTTTCAGATACTATTGTCGGTGCTTGGCTAAACGGCAACAAAATGCCTAGAATGCCGAAAATAGATAGAATGTGCGAATTATTAAGCACTAACAGAGCCTATCTTTTAAGCTCGCCTAATTCTAAAGAGCAAAGAGAACAAGGCCACTTTATGGACCCAGAAACTGCAAAGCTTGCCCAAGAGGCTTATGAGGACCCAGATGTTAAGGTCTTATTGAAAGCAAAGAAAAATTTACCGCCGGAAGTTATTAAGAGATTTATTGACATGATTAAGGAAATTGACAAAGAGCATTAATGCAAGAGGGTGTCTTGAATGAGGGTTGTTTATATTGATTTACCTTATGAAATTTATGGTTTTATTCGGGAAGATATTGATGGTTTTCAGACAGTGGTAATTAATTCACATTATAATTTTGAAACTGCTATTGAAACATATAAGCATGAGAATAATCATGCTTATGACTTTGGTCAAGATTATGATGTTAATATGCTTGAGAAAATAAGGAATGAATAAGGGGTGATTTAGGAATGAAAAAATGTCCTTTCTGTGGTATGGCTCTTGATAGCAATGCTGAGTATTGTAAGTTCTGTAATAAAGAATTACCGAGAGATACATTTTTTAAGAAGCATAAGCTTTTGATTTTTCTGTTGCCTGTCATATTAATTTTCATGCTGTTCCAAAGCTGTGGCAGTGACAGCAAAAGAGCGACTGTTCCTAAGTCAGAAACATACACTCCTAAGTCAGTGCAGACAGACACAAAAAATGCTTTACAAAGTATTGAGCTAAAAGATTATAAAGCTGTCATATCTTCGACAGGGCACTATGTTAATATTGATGGATCAGTTAAGAACACAGGAACACATGCAGTTCAATTCATAAAATTGCGTTTTGTTTCTTATGGTGATAATGGTGCCATTGTAGACAGCTCCGAGTTTTATGTAAATGGAGAAGTAAGACCTGGTGAGAGCAAAACTTTTACGCACATGGTCAAAAAGACAGGCACAGGAAAGTATAATATTTCTTTAGAGCAAGCAAGGTTCAAATAAAAAAAGACCACCCAGCACTGCAATGCTGAATGGTCGGTGTAGGTTCCCTCATACGCAAGGGGTGAAGTCTACCCTTTTATTTTAACACATATTAGTAAAAGGAGAAATAAAAAAATGAAATTAAGAGCAGCCATATATGCCCGCTTTAGTAGTGAAAATCAACACGAGGAAAGCATTGAGGCACAAGTGCAAATCTGCAAAGAGTATTGTAAAAAGAAAGGCTATACAGTAGTTAAGCTGTACACTGACGAGGCTAAGAGTGGCACCACCACAAAAAAGCGTGACAGCTATAAGCTAATGCTGGAGGACGCAAAGCGTGATGTATACGACATAATCATATTTCACAAGATAGACCGCAACGCCCGCAATGAGAATGACTACTATAATTTTAAGAATGAGATTTTGTCACTAGGCAAACAATATGCCTATGCTGGGCAATCTTTGGACGCTTCACCAGAAGGTCAGCTCATGGAAAATAACCTTGTAGGCTTTGCAGCCTATTTTAGCAGAAACCTGAGCAAAGAAGTTAAAAAAGGGCAGATGGTGAGAGCTGAGAAAGCCATGTTTTTAGGTGGCATTCCTCCGCTTGGTTACAAGGTGGAAAATCAGAAATATGTAATTGACACAGACACCGCCGGTGCTATCAGAATGATTTTTGAATTGTATAATGATGGGTACGGATATACTTACATAATTAATAAATTGAACAGTTCCGGCTATAAGACTAATCGTGGTATAAGCTTTGGTAAAAATTCTTTGCATGACATTCTTATTAATGAAATTTACAGGGGCACCTATACTTTTGGCAAACGAATTAAGATACTAGGCAAAGGTAATTCGCATAGATGGAATAAAAACCCATACAGAATTGAGAATGCTGTGCCACCCATCATAAGCGACATGCTCTGGCAAAGTGTTCAAGGAAAAATGTTGCGGAGAAAGAAAGCACCCGGCTCATTTTCAGCGAAGGTGCCCTATCTGCTCTCTGGTCTCATTGAGTGTCCTAAGTGTCATGGCAAAATGGCTGGGTACTCCTACAATACCCATGGTTATAAATATTACTATTATAAATGCGTGAAGCAGTGCAATCATGGCAAGTCAGCTTGTGACAGTGAAAAGCTACCAAAGACAGAAACGGAAAGAAATGTTTTATATATGCTTAGCAAAGCCATCACGCCAGAGGACATGAAAAAAATTATTGTCTTGGCTCTGGAAAGGTATAGCACGAACGCCAATAGCATATCAAAGCAGATTGCAGAGCTCAACAGTCAGAAAACCAATGCAACCAAGAAATTAAATAACCTTTATAAAGTCATAGAAGGCGGTATGGCAGACGAATTTGACCTACATAGGTTATCTATCATAAAGAACGAAATAAGAGCCGTAGAGACAAAATTAGGCACCATGAGCAGTAATGATGTAATGCTCTCCCCAGAAAGTATGCTCATGTATTGGAACGACCTTATTAATAATCTGCAAAAGGAACGAGAGCCAAGCGTACTCAAGTCTTTGCTCAATGATGTAGTGAAAAAGATTGTGGTTACAGAAAATTTTATTGATGTTGATGTCGGTGAGGAATGTCAGAGCTTGGGTCGACACGCCTTGGCGCTACCACCGATATTCCCTAACAATTCATATAAATAGAAAAACAAAAAAAATTAGCCTATCCATTCGTGGATAGGCTTTTTTCTGTGCAATTTAATATTTTAC